GTCGGAACCTGTCTTCAAAACCACAACTTGATCTGTCGGGCTCAAGTCTGTGTTATAATAAAAGTGCACCAGAATACCCTCGTTGTTCTGGACAGCATCTTCGTGGGTGAAACTGGAATTAGTCAGCCCAAAGAAGTTTACAGAGGCGCCAATCCCGGAAGCCGCGGAGCAAGTCGCTTCAAACTGAATCTCAAAATCTCCGAAATGGCTGGCGCCAAAATCCTTGTGAACATAAGAAACCGCGTCCCGCCGCATGGTGTCCACATCGATCTCATTAGTGTAGACTGTTATGTCATTGTCTTCGTCGACTTCCGTGTATGTCGTGAAATCCTCATATGCCGGAGGTGCAGTAGTAATTGTCGTCGAGGCCGAGGAACTCGTTGTATTCGTACCGGTCGCCGTCGTTGTCGTGGAAGAAGAAATAACAGTGGTGGTCGTCGAAAACGTCACGGTGCTGCTCGTAGTGCTGGTAGTGGTAGTCGTGGTAGTGGTCGTGGACGTGGTAGGAACCTCGAACGGAAGCAGTGTGAAACTCAGCTCCACCTCAGCTACATCGGCAGAAGAATACCTGATCTCGAGCTCGTCCTGGGAAAATCTTACAAGGTATACAAAAGATACCATCAGGGAAGAAAGTTCCGCGGCGCTCACTGAATGTCCTATTGGATTTTCCAGCACGATCGTTGTTGAGTCCGGGGCCGACACCACTTTCCGATACTCACGGGAGCCGTCCGGAAACTGGAACATCAGGAAACGCCCCTCCATCTCACTCGAAATCCAATAATCATCGTACCCTATATCCTGGATGGCCAGGGATTTGTCGGTCGCCGAGAAAGCCGCCGTAACCACCACGTCCTCTTCCCAGCTCGGCAGCCAGAACGTCTCAAACGCTCCCTTCTTACTGTCAAAGAAAGAGATCAGGTCGTAGATGTCCTCTTTCGTCTCGCACAGTACCGCCAACTTCCTTTTCTCGGTCGCGGTACCGAGGTGCGCATATGTCCTCGCTACCGCGATGCCGGAGAAGACATCGACGATCTTACCGAGGGATGCGCCAGGCGTATGTTCCCAGTTCGGAAGCATTGCCAGAACATCGCGGCCCCGGTAAGTGTCTATAACGACTGAACTCATCCGCTCTCCTATGCTGTCGTGGTCGTTGTACTCGAACTGCTCGACGTCGTGGTGGCCTCGAACGACTCCTGCACGCTGAAAGAGAACGTGCCGTACCCGCTCGTTCTGCTCGTGATCTCCGGATCCCCCTCCACGCGGGCCGGCAGAAGCGGATAAACCATTGACCCGGCAGGCCAGGTGTTCGCCAGGTTCGCTGTCAGGGTAATCGAGGTATCGTCGAACGAGCTTACTTCTCCGAGCTCGTAGCTTTCGATATCATCCGGGTCCAGGATCACCACCATCCTCCCGGACTCGAACTCCTTGTACTGCGTGCTGTCCACGTTCAGGACAGCCTGGCCGGAGTTGGCCTGGGAACTCAGCTCCGCCGAGTCTACCCAGTACGGAACGCCCAGCAGTTTCGCCAGCCCGAACTTCAGGACCCTTTTAATGTATGCCGTCTCTGCCTGTGAGAGGGAATCAACCAGGAACCGCATCCCGCGAACCGGGAAAGTCCTCAGCGCGGTCCTCATCTCGCGTCCTGTCTTTGACCTGAAAAGCGTCGTCCTCCAGGACCGCGTAACCGAAACCTGCTGGCTCCAGTTAGGCGGAACCAGGAACACCATTTCTGGACGTTTCCATCTCACGATGAGAGCGCCCTTCGTACCGACTCCCGTCTCTCGGAGATGACATTGATAACGGCGTCCTGCCCGCGCGCTGTCAGCAAAAACCGCGCAAACTCGTCAACATCGTAAAAATTCGCTATGACGATATCGCGACCCCTCTCGATGCCCGCAGTCCCGCTAACGGCGCCTCCGCCTGCAAAGGCTGTGCGCGGCGCCTGAAAGGCAGGCGTGGGCACGGAAAAACCCGCCAGCACCTCCCGGGGTACAAGCTTGTTCTTCAATGCCTCCATTGCCTTCAGCCCGTAATACTTTACCGTGTCAACGGGGTGGATGTACTCGCCCGATGTAACGGCTACGAGCTTGTCATCGGCCTTTGAGTGCGGGGATACTCCAAACACCAGCCCGCCGGAAGCAAGCTGTTGCGCCGTGATCTTTGCAATTTGCATGGAGCCCTTGGCGCCGATCACGGCTGCCTGGGCCATGCCCCAGATCCCGCCCTGGGCCAGGGCCTTGGTGATGGCCTGGCTGGTGTTGATTATGGCCTCTGCGAGCGCCGCAGCCTTGGCCAGATAGAAGAATTCCTTGCGTTTCTTTCCCGAAATCTCATAGACCTCGTTGAATACGTCTGCCATACCTTTTGCCACATCGCTGGCCAATTGTAGGCGATATTCATACAACCTGCGTTCCTGGTCTGCCGCGAGCTTGTCCTTTTCCAGCTTTTGTTGTCTGTATGCTTCGTCAAGTTCCGCTTTGGTAGCATTTAGTTCCCTGAGGCGCTGTATTTCCTCCTGGTGCCTGCGATCGAGCTCACCCATCTCCTTGGCGAATTGAGCCGCGAGGTTCCCGGCCGCATCTTCGACTGCTCTCGCCTTCAGGGCTTCCAGGATCTTGCGCCGCTCGAGCTCCTTCTCCTCGAGCTGCTTTTGCTTTTCGGCCCGGTCTTCCTCAAGCTTGATCAGTTCCCTGTTTAATTGCTCGCGAAGCGCGAACACCTTGTTATTGAGCTGTATCTTCTTGGCTGGGTCGGCCTCCCTTTCAGCGGCCTGCTCCGCCAGCTTGATCTCCTCTTCATATTGCTTGACGATCAGGGCCTTTCGCCGTTCAAAGTATTCGTTTAGCTTCACTTCGCCATGCTTGTAGGCACGCTCTAGGATTAGCAAGGCCGTCTTGGTGGTCTCCTTGAGCCGGGCCACGTAAGCTTCTTGCTGGGCTTGGATGGCCTTTGTATCAACGGGTGCCGGCGGTTTGAGCGTTATGCCTTCTTTCTTTCCCTCTTTCTCCTGCACCTCGCCGAGCTCTTGGGCCTTATCCTTGACGTCCTCGATGAATTGTCCGACCCCTTTCCAGTATTTGCCTTGCTTTTTTGCGAGCTCGATCATCCTTTTCGCTGATTTATCCATCTCCTTGGCCGCCACTTGGCTAGCAGAGCGGAAACCTTCCGAGATCCCCTCTAGGCGCCCTGCGACACCCTTCAGGCCTACAAAGCGTGCCAATTTCCCCAGGCCGCCCGTGATCTTTTCTACCAGTTTCGAAAAGACGAGGACTATGGCGTTGAGGATAAACTTGATACCCTCAAAACCCCTCTTCATGAGCGTTATCGCCTCAAGCACTGCTGCAAATCCCCTGATGATCACATTGATGGCCACGAGAACCTTTTTTGCCATGCCTTTTGCAAATTCATCCAGCCGCCCCTCTGTCTTGAGTCGTTTCAAGAAGCCGAGAAATGTTCCGACAAGGGCCTTGATGTAATCAAAAAGGCCCGCCTCCATCACCAGGGTCCTAAACTGAAACCAGGCGTCCGACAGCATGGAAAGCATGCCGCTCCAGGTCTTCCCCAGTTCCCCTGCTGCTCCCCTGAATTGTGACGCGGGGTCCTTCCAGGCCTCCATGAGTTTCTTGCGGGTCTCTTCCGCGGAATAGGAAACCCCAGCCTGAAACCCCAGCATCGCCAGGACACCGCGCTCGCGGAACATGTCTGCCGAAGCAGCGCCGGCGCTGTACATCCTGATCACCTGGCCCGTGGTCTCCTCGATGGACATGCCCGTCGCGGCAGCCAGGTCCCCGATCAGGGGCATCCATTGTTTGACCTCGTCGGTGCCCCCTTTCATGACGCCCGCGAGATTCGTGGCCGCTCCCATGATCTCCTCGTAACGGAAAGAGACCTTTCCCGCATAATCGGCCATCTCCTGGAACAGGCGGTTCCCCTCCTTGCTCGATCCCAAAAGGACCCTGAGGCGCGTCTGGTATTGCTCGGCACTCGATGCAGCATCAATGAACTGCTTCGCGGTCAATCCCAGGCCCAGGCCCGCGAAAGCCGTCTTCAAGTTAAAGATCATTTTCGGAAGGCTGTTCAGCGTGCCGCGCACCGCTTTCAGGGACCTGTTGACTACAGCAAGCTCACCGCTCGCGGCATCTTTTGCCTTTATGATCAGCTGGAGTGTCTCGCTTTTTGCGGCCATAGCTTATTTTCTTCCTTTGCCCCTAAAGAAATGGTATCCCGATTTCATGGCCCTCCCGGGTGTGCGGCCAGGGCCGAACATGCGCTGCCATAAATTCTTGTCCCCCGCCATGCCGAGGCGCACTGCCGTGGCCATGTTTCGAATGGTGTCCATATCGTCCTTATGTGCCTCCCGAAGGGCCAGCTCGAAAAAGGAGAACCCATATTCCCAGACCCTTATGTGCCCTCTGTGAATGAGCCGGCAGCAAGCTCTAAAAAGTCCTTCAGCAGTGCTGATTTGAATCGTCCCAGGAGGTGGCCCAGCCCCAGGCGCTGGGCCGCGTCGAAAAAAACGCTGTTGACTTCCCTGAAGGCGTCAACGATCTGCTTGATTTCGGATGGGGCCATGCCTTTGAAATCATCGATCTTGGCATCGGTCGCCTTGACCAGGTGCTTCTCCACTAGGGCCTTGAGGTCTTGGATCTGGTCTATCGGCCCGCCCTCATCACTTCCGCTGCCGCCAGCCTCGTCCAGGATCTCCAGGATCTCTTTCACGGTCAGTTCTTTGACCGTGAATTCCCTGTCATCGATCTTGATTGTCTTGCGTTTCCGCATCCGATGCCTCCTCAACAGCACAAGCCTATGCCGTCGTGGTTGTAGTCGTGATCGTAGTAGTCGTCGTGGTCGTGCTGTATCGGACATCAAAGTACGGAGACGTGGGATGATTCGCCGTGTCCGCCAGCCCTTCTGCCAGGTGAGGCAGGGTCATGTACTCTTCGCCGATGAGCGAAAGGGCACCGTTGGGCTTGATCTTGCACTTCCAGAACTCCCACGTGCCTTGCGGGCCTTCCGGGTTGTTGCTCTTGAACTTGATCGCATACTCCCTTTTTACTCCCGTATCGCTTAGAGCATGAATGGTATTGCCTTCCTTGGTGCCCATCAGCATCATTTCCAGGTTTTTCAATCCCATTTCCGAAAGGTCGAAATTGATACGATAGCCGCGTTCTATAATCGTATCCTTCACGAGCATCTTGGAAGACTGCCTGCTGCTGTAATAGGGCAGGGATTCGATTGTCAACTCCACGTTGAAGGCGGGCGCCTCCCCCACGTCCCGGTATTCCCCGGGCAATCCCCCGGACCATTCGGCCACGCTCACGATGCCTTTGCCCAGGGTGATAAGCTCTGTGCTCGGACTTTCTGGCATGATTTCTTTCCTCCTGTCTCCGGCGGCCTATTTGACCGCCTTGGTTTCGTAGATCGCCTCATAGAGGCAAATATCGGACCCGGGCGCGTACACCAGGGGTGCTTCGCTCGTCACGATCAGCGGCGCCCAGCCCTTGAGCAATTTCTTGTTGTGAAGCCGGGACCTGGCCAGCTCGAGCAGGTGATATACGCCCGGGCTGGATGCGTCTCCTCTCGTGGCCGCGACGCTCCCGCGAACGTTGCGGTCTCCGATGATCAACGTGACTTGCAGCCTGTAGTCCAGGTACCTGGCGCGGTCCCTGAGCTCCAGGGGCCCTGCGAGGACGAACGTGCACGGGAAAAGTATGGTCATGTCCTGGACCCTCTCCACGTCGAGCTGCCCGGCATATGCCTCCAGGAGCTTCAAGCCCTCTTCCTTGAGCGGTTCCAGCTCCGCAATTACCGCGTCTTCCCATTGTTCGAACTCGTGCATGTCAGTATTTGTCCATTGTCGTCTTGTCAAAGGCCTTTGTCCTGGTATCTACCTGGCTCGCCCCCTCGTAATCCCCGCTATCCGGGGGATCCGGCGGCGGTTGGCTGCCGATGCTCACTTCGCCCCTGGCTAGTTTTTCCAGGAAGCGCACCGCGTTCTGGTACCGGTCCTTGCGGATTTCCGGCATTTGCTCCTTGACACGGCTGTAAAGGTTGTAAACAGCCATGTCCACATTCAGCTTCCCCAGGATCGGCGGCGCGGAAGAGAGCGGCAGGTCATACCTGGCACCCAGATATGTATCAATCTCCTCCGCCGCGGACTCGATTGCCTCCGTGACCCTCTCATCGTTGACTGCGCCCGTGCCCTCGTCATCTGTCAGCCTGATGAGCTGGCTATACGGCAGCATTTTCAGGATATCCGCCTTGGTGCAGTACGCCATCGCGTCTCCCTTCTAAAGTGCTATACTACCTTGGCGTAAACCACCGCGCCCGGCCTTTGAAGCACGGGCAGGGGTCTGGTCTCCGCCTTGATCCACCTGCCGCTCGGATCCTTCTCCTTCCAGCTCTTGGAAAAGTAAAGCACTCCGTTGCCGTCAGGCCCGATGTTTCCCACGCCTCCGGGAGCATCATCGTCCACGATCGGCGCATAGGGCACGTCCACCAGGTCATCGCAAATGCCGACCAGCAGGAAGTAGTTCTCCGGGATGTAGTATTGCCGGTTGCCTTTCTCGTCGAGGAAGCTGTCGTTGTATTCGATCAGTTCCACCTGCGCCAGGCGCTCGATCTTGCCGTTCTCGGCTAGTTGGCTGCCCTTGCCGTATCGGAGCAGCTCCCGGACCTTGCTATGGCCAAGCAGAGCGTCCATGACGTTGCCGGCCATGAAACCGACCCAGCCTGTTATCCCGGTATAGGCGTCCTTTTCGATGAGCTTCTTCCACGCCCTGAGCCTGTTCACCGGATCGGAACTCGCGCTGGACCAGAGGTTGGTGCCCGTAAGGGTCACCTTGTGGCTGGAGTCCACGTTGTAGTCCACGAGCTCGGTCGTCATGTCGGAGTCATAAATCGTTCCCTTGAGAGCGTTAACGGCCCAGAACTCGAGCGTCCGGTCCATGATGGAGCGCATGTCCTTCTGTTCCCTGGCGATCCTGGTGCTCATCATCTCGGTTCCCACTTGCTGGCCGTAAGCCCTGAGCGCGTTCAGCTCAGCCGTATGGATGAAACGCTTTTGCGCCAGGCGCGGAGCCGTGAGCGTGATCACTTTTCTTCCCGTCTTCTCCGTTACCGTGGCCGGCGCATAGACGTTGATACTCTTGAGCACCTTTTCCGAGCCGCTGATCACCTCGAAGGCGAGGCGGTCGGATGGTTCCAGGTGCTCCTTGCCACGGAAGATCCTGTTGTAGACCTTCATTCCCGGGGTAAGCATTTCGTTGATCGCGGTCGTTAGGACCCTGATTTTGAAAAGATCGTCCATTTCGTATCCTCCCTTTTTTTTCCACGCCGAACCGCGGATTAGGCGGTGGCCGTGGTCGTGCTTGACGAGGTCGTGGTCGTAGTAGTCGTAGTCGTGGTGGTCGTGGTCACTGCAAGGATCGCCTCGTCTATAATGATCCCCCTATCCTGAAGCGCCACGATGGCCGTGCGCTTCTCGACCGTGGTGATGCCCTCTGGCCAAATGAGGTCCTCCTCCCTGTACTTGCCCACGAAGTAGGCCTGGGCCTTCTGCGTAGACGCACTGTCTGTGACGTCCTGGGCGAGTATGGCCCGCGCATTTGCCGCTGTGGCCAGCTGTTTCCAGGTGCCCGCGGCCGCGCTGACCATCTCGAGCACCGTGCCGCGCTTGAGGTCTCCGCAGTCGGCCTTGAGCGTGATCTCTCTCTGGATGTGCATATCCGAGGCGATCAGCTGGCTCAACTCGGTCCCTTCCGTTTCCGTGATTCCGTGTACTGCCATTGCTTTTACCTCCTATCTTTTTCTGGTCATTTTTGCGCCGCCGGGCTCACCTTGGCAGCGATCTTCTTGCCCAGTTTGGCATCTGCCTCGGCCTCGGCGAACTGGCCCGAATCCCCCGCCTTTTCCTTGGTCGCGATCTCCTTGAAAAGATCCGGCTTGCCGAAACCGCCCAGGAACTCCTTGAACCATTCGAGCTTTGATTGCTTCTTTTCCTCTGAAAACTGGATCTCGCTCTCCCCGTCCAGGGCCTGCATGAACTGGACCAGGCCGGCGTCTTTCCAAGCGGGCGGTATCCTGCCTTCCTTGATGATCCCATCTACGAACCCGGCGATCTCCCTGTCCCGCGCGGCTTTCCTCGCTTTCTTCTGCTCCTCCGCGAACGCGGCCTCTGCCTCCCTTTTCGCTGCTTCCGCTGCTTCCTGTTTTGCTCTTTCCAGGTCCGCCTCGCTGAAGCCCTTGTCCTTGTTGTCCCCGAAGCCTAGGTCAGGATCTTTCTCGATCTTTTTCCAGAACTTCAGGAACTCCAGAAACTCCATGAATTTTTCCATCTGTGATCCTCCTGTAAAATTGTTTTTCTTGAACTGTCCTATGCCGAATTTCTTCCTGAATTTATCCAATCGCTCGCTTATGATCGAGCGTTCCTCGGGTGTGTATTGGGCCTGGTTGTCTTTCTGCCCCCAGTAGCTCGCCGCGGCCCTGGTTTGATCCGCGCTGGGACAGGGATAGCGGTAATTGACCGGGTCCAGGAACTGCTCGTCGGGCACGTCCTTCCACTCCGCAGGCTTGCTTACGTGCCCCCCTTCCTTGATGCCGATGCCGTACCTTTTCGAGCGTTTTTCCTGTGCCTCCCTGGCCTCTTCGCGCGAGGCGAACTCGAACACGATGCCCTCTTCCTTGAAGCCGATATCCTGAAGGCCCTTGACCGCGGGCGGCGCTGCGCCCAGAAAGCCGACATGGCGCAGCCTGCCGTCCGGATAAAAGCTCGCCGAACGCTTCTTGAAAAGTCCCTGCTCCACCATCTGCGCGAATTCCGGCACCACTTGCTTGAACCTTGCCAGAAGAACTTTCACCCCGTCCCTGACCGTGGTCGCCAGCCCTTCCACCCAGCCGTACGCGGGCGCGTTCTCCCTCGGGTGACCTATTACCAGGGGCGGCTCGTGCGCGCGGGGATCGAAGGTTGCCACGGCCTTCTCGATCAACTGGTCGCCGTCGTGTTCGCGGCCTTCGCTATCAGTCTGTTTGCCTCCCCGGAAAATTTCTATCCAGTCGTCAAAACCCTTGAATTTCATTGCTTCCTCCCACTGCCTGATGCATATCGCGTAGCGCTGCTTCTCGTCCGGATACTCGGAAACCATGATCCCGTCGGCCATGCATCTTTGCAGGAAATTGTCGCGTTTTTCATTGCCCTGTGGCTTAGGAATCGGCATATAAATTCATCTCCCCACGATCGCGAGCGCGTCGAGCACGGTCTCCTTGATCTCCTCCCAGTCCTCGTCCTGCACCACCATGAACGGCCTTGCAGGGATATCTCCCCAGGGCAGGACCATTTTTCGCGTATGCTCCCGCACGGCAATTACCTTCGGCTCGATCACTCTCCCAAATGCCTGGGTGATTCGCCTCGTGTGCGCCGGGATTCTGACCTCCACCGTACCGAAACTGCCCCTTTTGGCCCCGAACTGGTGCACCGCCGCATAGACCTTGTTTGTGCCTATCTCGGCCCGGTCCCTGTATCCCCTGCCGTGAATGGATCCCATTAGCCCTCCTGCGAATCCCTGGCGCCGGAGTATCGGGTGCGCCCGGCCGCGCAACTTGACCGTAACCGGGGAAAGCCCTGCCCAGGGCCTTGGCCTTCCCTCTTTCTCGAAAGTCCGCACCACGGAAGTCCTGACCACGTCTGCGACGGCACTCATCACCGGCGTCAGGTTCGCCATGCGCCTCTGGAGGCGCTGAAGCAGTCTCGTCACTTCCTTATCCTTGACCTCTATCTTGAGCCCCACTCCCGCCATTTACTTGACAACTCCGGAAACTGTGCTAAAATCAGCCTTAACGATGGTTCCGGTACGAGCCGCAGCCTCAATAGCCGGAGCCTGGCGATCCGGGTTGCTGCGGACCCGAGATCCTTTTATTCCCGTGCCCATATCAGCTTTCCTGCCCTCTGGTTGTTTGCATACCCAAGCTTGCTCGTCGGGATCATTGTCCAGGCCTCCATGATGCCCGATCTTACCTGTGCGACCATCACAATGGCCCGCTGCCTGTCCAATCTTACAGCCTTGACAGTGCGCTGCCTGAGTTCATATTTTCCGGTGCCCTTGTGCCTTTCGAAGCTGAGCCATACTTCAAATGGCTCTTCGAGCGCCTCCCGGATGAACGGCACGAAGGCAGAGCGATCCAGGGGCACGTGCTCCGCAAGCGTCTCAGCGTTTGCGAGGATATCGTAGCGAAATTGCCCGCTCCGGAATGAAAAGACTCTCTCCTTTGCACCCAGGATTCTCTCAAGCTCTGACCTCAATGCGGCTTTGGAGGCCAACATGGGCCCGATCTTGGCCCTCGGCTCGTCAATCCGGATCCTTTCCGGTCTGCCGTAGGTCTCCCAATCACCTGGGGTAAGGCGCTCCCATGCCTTTGTCCCCTGCGCCCGCCACTTGCTCATGACGTCCTGGGAAAGTTTCCTGCCCCACGCCGCCTCGCCCGGATTGTAGTCCCAGCCCGGGTCTATCCCCTTGGGCACCCTGTATATCTCGCCCGTATCCTTGTTCGTCCATTCATAATATTCCTTTCGCGGCGCCTTCTCCCTGATCGGGAACTCGCTATCTGCGAGCTCTTTGTGCAATCTTTCGACCTCACGGGCCGAATGTGATACGATGCCGCATTTTCACCCCCAACCGTTCGGCGGTGTGTGTGTCTTCCAGAACTCGTGATCCCAGGGAAGCACGATGTTGTACCATGCCATGTGCTCTTCCCTGGGCTCTGCGGACCTGGAGGCCACGTAGCGCAAGTAGGGCCGAAGCTCGCGCGCCAGGGGATCGTTCATCTGCTGCCAGTGTCCCGCAGCATAGGCCGTGCTCAGGTTCGTGTTGAAGATCACGGCGGTGCGCCAGCCCCGCTTTCCCCTGTATTGCCAGCCGTGGCGCTGGACGATGCGGTCAAAGTCCTTCCTGAACTCCTCCAGGGTCGTTCCTTCCGCGATCCCTCTGTCCACGGCTGCCCGCAGGTCGCTCAAAAGCTCCGTCTTCATGGCCCCTGCTACCACAAAGCCCCTGGAGTGCATCCCCTGCCGCAGGTCCCGCCACGTCCTGGTCGGCAGGTTGACCTTGCTGCGAAAGAACTCGATCGCCTCTTCAAAGGGAACGTTTATGTATTGCGCGCTTCTCGTCATAAAGTTCAAAATCTCGTCACTCGTCACTCGTCACTCGTCGCTCCTTGCATTGCATCGAACCTCCCGGCCAGCTCGGCAAGGGTCATGGCCCGGCTCATGAGGTTGCCCAGTTCCTCCGGGTCCATGTCCTGGTATATATCCAGCAGCCCGTCCCTGAATTCCTCCAGGGTGGCGGAGCGTTTGAGAAGGTCTTCGATCGGCGCCATCAGGGCGTCGAATCGGGCTGAGGACGCAGTTTTTTCTCCCAGTGCATATAAGATGTCGGCCGGAGAGTCGTCTTTCGCTCCAGGGCCGGATTTGAAAGCCTCGGCAAAGCCTCCGGGGGCCTCCGGGGACGGTTCGCCCAGGTCGAAATCCCCCTCCTGGAGATTGTAGACCCGGCGGTAATAATCCCTGGTGAAGCGCAATCCCTGTTCGGTCAGGGTCTTGTCCCGCTCGGCCCGGTCTTTCTGGATGTCCTCTTCCTGGTAAAAGGTGAAGGCGGGCGCAGCGGCCCCCGCAAAATTAAGCTCCACCACGTATTTGAACAGCGTGTTCATGACCTGGCAGACCATGCGCTTGTCCATGTCCACGATGTCCTGGCGAACCTCCAGGTGCCCCTCGGTCGCTGCGTAAGATCCGCCCTTGTCGAGCTCGGTGGAAAGCGTCTGGCCCAGCACTGCCTTTGAGATCTCCCTGTTCGCCGCGGACACGAGCTTCTCGTAAATACCTGCACTTGATGCCTTAAATGCAGACTCTTTAAGTTCCACGCTCTCGTCGTCGTTGATCACGGCCACCGCGTCCTGCACCATGCTGACAAGCCGCGTGAGCAGCGCGGAGCGCTCCGTCTCGTTCGTTGCCCTCGGGACCTTTCCGATGAGCCAGGGCATGCCGTATTTTTCCGTGAATATGGCCCAGAACTTGAACCCGCCCTTTTTGAACGCAACGGGCCAGAAACACCTTGCCAGGACCCGCTCGCCGTAAGGATTCTGGTAGCTTGCATGGTGCCGGGCCAGCAAGAACTTCCGTTTCGGCAGCTCTTCCCCCTGGATCATGTTGTCCCGGGAGAGGAACCTGAGCTTGTTTTCCGTGCTGAACACGAACCACTCAGGCGGCTTTCCTTCGACCCGCTCCGGCAGCCACAGCCCGTCCGAATGTGACCAGATTACTTCCAGGGCCGAGATCCCGAAAAACGGTGCGTCCAGGACTTCGCTGATGATCTGTCCCACGTCGATGCGGGAGAGGAGCCCCTCGATCGCCTCAAGGGCGGCCCTGTTGGCCCGCTTCGATCCTTCCTTTGCTTCCCCTATCTCCCATTCCTGGTTCAGGGTCCCGGATTTGCGAGACATGTAACAGCTCCACACGTGCGCGTCGGAAAGAAGCTGGCGGTACACGGGGAGGGTCTGGCCCAGTTTTTCGAGCACCGGGTCGGGATCCGGCAGATACGCGTAAAAACCCATCCAGTCGATGGTCCTCGAGCGGACCGCTATCTCACTGACCAGGCTTTCCGTTTCGCCCGGTTTTCTCTCGTCAAGCTCGATGAAGCGATTCTCGTTCAGCCAGAGTCTCATAAGGTCTCCATCTTCTCAGTAAGCCCCGTAATTTGCCCTGCCGTAATAGCTCATGACCTCCGCTGCAACACTCCTGGAGCCGGCACTCATCACCGCCGGCACGCCTGCATTGCCGGCCATCTCGTAGATCGCGTAGCACGCCATCGCCCCTGCTATGGCGGAATCTCCATGCCGTTTTTGCTTCTTCTTGTCCTTGCTCGCGCTTCGCAGATCAGGCACCTTGGCCACTCCCTTGATAACCCTGATCGCCCGGTGGTCCTGGATGATGTCCGCGTCCCTGGGGAGCAGGATGGTGCGGTCCTCGAACATGGCCTTGTACCTGGGCATGTAGTCCCTGTACCAGGCCTCGGTCGCCATGACCTGCTGGATCCGGTTCGCTCCGTAGCGCTGCATGGCCACTTCGGCCAGGTACTGGCCGTTCCCGCGGGCATCGAGCGCCCCCCCGGAAAAATGGGGCAACCGGTCGACTACGTAGAAAAGTATCTGCTTTTGCTGCTCGAACGGTATATTCCACAGCTCCAGCACAAAGGGCGCCCGGAAGCTCGCGTTTTGCTGCTCCAGCAACGGCATGATCACCGTCAAATCTCCAAGCCTTCCGAAATCCTCCCCGAAATATGAGACCCTGCGTGAGTCAACCGCCTCGAGCAGCGGTTTGAGCATCTCCTCGCACCAGTCCCTGACTTCCGCCCTGCGCAGATGTTCAGGCAGCTCGGCAAAGCTCGCCTTTTGCTCGTATCGAATGACCGGTATTTCCGGCGACATGCACGCCTCGATCAATGCCCTGGAAAGGTAGACCCCGGTCCCCTGGCTCGGGACAACGAAGAGCTCCTCGTCCGCGTCATCGCCGTAAAAATCAATCACTTCCTGGCGCCAGGCCCGCTCCGCCTCTTCGGACCACTCGCGCTTGAGAACCTCGCAGATCCTGCGATAGAGACCCTGCTCCAGGGCCTCGTCAAAGTCCGTCCTGTGCAGGCTGTAGGGTATCCTGCCTGCCCGGATGTCGTTCACCAGCGCGTTGAACTCGTTGTCATCCCCGTTGTGGGTGGAGATGATCCTCACGTCCCCGCCCCAGATGAGGAGCGCCATCGCGGCCTTTATCAGCCCGGGCAGGTCGTCGTGAAACGCCGCCTCGTCCAGCACGACCCGACCCTGCTTGCCGCGCAGGTTGGTAGGCCTGGAGGAGAGGGCGGTTATGCGGTTGCCGGACGCAAAATCGATCCTGAACGACTTGATCTCCCGCTCCCCGTCCTCGAATACGAACTCCTTCACTTCGGAGGCCGCGAGGTCGTAAGCCCTGGCCCAGTTGGCGCAATCGTTGATGAACTCCAGGGCCATGTCCTTGTTGTAGCCGACATACCACACGTCATCCCCTGATTCGGACGCAGCATAGAGGGCATCGTCCGATGCCTCGGCCCACGAAATCCCGATCCGGCGCGATTTCTCGTACACCTTGACCTTGCTCTTGTCCGCCACCCAGGCCTGCTGGTAAGGAAGCAGGATCCCGCCCGGTGTCTTTCGCGCCTCTTCGAAGTCTTTCTGCGTCCCCGTCATTTGCTGATACCCAGGATTTTCTTGCGGATCTCTTCCGCGGTCTCGTCGCTCAGGCCCTTGGCCCTCGCTACTTTTCCGACCTCCTCGGCGGTCTTTTTCACCCGGTCGGCAAATTCTTTTTTCAGCCGCTCCCGGAGCACGGTGCTGGCCTGGAGCCGCGCAAAGTCGCTGATGATCCGCGGCAGCTTGGTCACTTTGATCTTGCCGCTCATCTGGGCCTCCAGGATCAGTTGAGCAAAGAGCTTGCTCGCCGCCTCCTCGAGCACCATGCCGTCCCCGCCCGCCTCGGAAACCAGTGCCTTGCTCTTGTCCTCAACCATCCGGAGCTGCTGGTAGACGCTCAAGAAATCCTTGCCGTACCTGCCGATCGCGCTCCTTGAGATGTCATAGCCTTTGTCGGCCAAATACGCCTTGATATCGTCATAGGTCACCCCAGGTTCGATCAGAAGCCGGTCCACTTCCTCCCGGACTTCCGGGGGCAGCTCATCCCGAACCCGGCCGTGCTTGCGCCTAGTCTTCATCAACGCCCAGCTCCTTCTTGATCTCGCCGATCTCGGCGCTCAACCGGTCGTACCTGCGTTTCACCCTGTCCAGTTCCGCCATGAGCTCGAGGGCCTCCCCGGTCCTGAGCTCGCCGAGGGGCGTGACGGGCGCGGGCTGTATGATCATCTTGATGGAACGGATCAGGCCCTGGGCCTTTGTCGCCAGCTTCATGCGCTCCATCTTCTTCTCTTGGAGCGTCCCTTCCAGTATCAGCCGTTCGCTCATTGCGCATCTCCGTGCCGTATCTTGATCTCTCCCCTTACCGCGGGGCAGAATTGGTTCTTTTCAATCCCGTCGGCTGCCTTCTGCCATGCCTGGGTGTTCATGATGACCACGTCGCGCAAGTCCTTTGCCACGGCCTCGTATTTTTCCACCAGCCGCACGTTGGACTCGTACATGTCCACCACTTCTTCGAAGCGTTTCTTCTGCGCCTGGGCGATGAATATCGCCATCACCCAGGGCCCCACCACGATGAAAAACACGAGCACCCCGAAAGGCCACGAGCTGAAGGCCTTCAGCACCGAGACCAGGGCGGTCAAAATCGAAATTTGCTCTGGCGTCATGTCTACTTCCTTTCAATTGACGTTGGCCACGGCCTTCTCCTTCGATCTCTGCCGGTACCCGAAGAAAAAGTAAATGATCACCGCAACCAGGCTGTCCACGAGCGGGTCGCGCTCGATATAGGTCCACTTGAAGCCCGGGACCAGGTTCATCATGACCTGGCCCCAGAACTTGTCCGTAAGGTACCCGATCGCTATGAATCCGCAAAAGGGCCTGTATATGGCGTTCATGAACCGGGCCACCCAGGGAACCTTTTGGGTCCGGAGAAAGGTCATCCACATCTCCCTGGCCTTATTGACGTCTTTTACCTCGATATCAGCCTGGGCCGTTTCAAGGGCAAGTACGTCCTTGACCTTTTCCCACTTCTCTGCCTCGCTCATCTTCCTCGGCGCAAAGCGATCCAGGATATTGCTGGCCGCACCGCCCACGGCCTTGAGAGTTTCCTTCATCGCGCCCCCACCAAGGGCGCTTGCGATCCATGCGGGCAATGGCATGTTCACCTCCTCAAGAGACCTTCTGGCAGCACCTTTTCCTGCCCTCCCAGCAACGACCTAAACCGGCTCATGTCCCACAACCTGCCGGGGCAAGACTTGTACGTTGCAAGCTCCCGGTGCCCGAGCACATGATCCGCCGCAATGTTGTATGAATCCATCAAAAAGCGGGTGAGCCTCAAGCATGCCTCCCATTGCGCATCCGGAGGCCTCCGCAAATCGAAATTGCCCACGCAGCAGACGCCGAGGCTCATGCGGTTCATGCCCCTTTCCTTGCAGTGGGCCCCGACTTCATTTGGCAGCCGACCCATTAATATCTCGTAGTGCTCCCCTACGAGCTCGATGCCAAAGTGGTACCCGATGTCGCGCCAGCCAAGGGTTTGCGTGTGATATCGCCTGATCGCTCCCCAGGAGACGGTGGCGCCGTCTTTAGTCAGGCTGTGATGGATGATGATGTACTCTGGTCTCATTATTTTCTCTATCTAGCGCAGCCTCCATCTTGATGCACCGGCGCCGGATTTCCTCGAATGCCGCGTCCTGGCTCATTTGGCCCCGCTGGATCTGGAGGCACAGGCCCCGGATCACCAGGAGCCCGTTTCTGACCTGATGAACCATCTCGTCTCTTTGCGCCTTCCCCATTTGGCATTTCCCCTGCAGACCCCGGAAAAAACAAAAAGGCCGGGCTTTCTGCTGCATAGCCGACTTGGCAACAGAAAATCACTCGGCCTTTGGTCCTGCCCCGGGCAGCTTACGACTACGGGCTGCCCTCTAATTTTCAATTAAGACAATGTTAACAAATATCAAATAAAAACGCTAGCAATATTATGCCCGAAGATGTCGCTTGCGCGCGAGCATTGTTACGACCGTTCCGGTCATCTCGTCCACTTTTAAAATCATATTTTCTCTTGGAGACCAGAAAATTGCAAGTTGTTTGTATGGTGTTCCATCGTCCGCCCTTAGAAGAGCTCTCGTTTGCTGCACCTGGACGGCTTCTCGTATGATCTGCCTTACTTTTTCTTTCTTGGGTTCAGCGCCGAAAGCTTCTTTCCAGCGTTCCTCGAATGTCTTTGATAAACGCACTTCTGGCCTCCTTTGTCGTTATATTCCTGCTATTGTCAAGTGCTTTTCTGCCCCCCTCCGGCTGCTGACTGCTTTCTGCTCACCTCGTCCTTTAATGATTCCAAATTATCCGTCAGATCCCAAACATACTCAGCACCACAGACCTTACATTTTGCCCGGCCAAAGCTATTGACGTTGCCCGATTCGTGAACCCAAGTCACATCGACCTCATCTTCGCTAAGAACGCGACCGTAACAGCTTTGATTATAGCATCGGCAATATTGGGTTCCCGGACGGATATCCCATGCCAAACCGGGCGTGACATGTTTGCTAATATACGGCATTTAGTCCCTCCTTCTTGGGTGTTCTGGCTTATATGTTTTTCCTCTGCTCGCTGCTGACTGCTTTCTGCTCACTGCTCACTTCCTCGCCCCTGCCTCCGCCAGCACGGGCGCGTAATATTGCGCATACAGGCTGTCCCAGTTGTACCGCTGGCGCATGAAGGTCTTCGCTCTCACTGCCTCGTTCTGGGCCATGCGGCCCAGGATAATTAATGCGATATCGTGGTAATACTTTCGCTCATCGTCAATATTATGGGCCCTGTGATGGCTCCCGAAGTCAAAGTAAAGCCCCGTGCCCCCGCTGATCTCCACCTGCATGTCCAGGCTCTTGTTGAGCACCAGCAGCACCCCTCCAGCCAGGGCGGCCTCTGGCACCACCAGGCCGAAGGACTCCTCTCTGGTCGGGAAAACGAAAAGGTTCGAGCACTGGAAAAGCTCCCGGACCACCGCCCTGCTCACCCCGGCTTCCCATTCCGGCTTGAGCTCAGAGGTGAAAACGAGCTCTTCTCCAGGCTTGAGCCCGGCCTCCATTGCCAGGGCCTTGTAGCGGCCCAGGGTCTCCTTATGCTGCCGGCTCGTGGCCCACTGATTGGCAATCACGAGGCATACGGTTCGCCTGAATCGCTTGATCCAGGAAAAAATCAGGATCACCTCCCTGACCCTCTTGGCGCTCAGCCGGTCCACGCTCGCAGGTAGAAGCTGCACGATATCTGCCTGCATGATGCTTGGCACCCGGTCGATTACCCAGCAACTCTCCGCGCAAAAGTCGAACCAGGAGCGGAGGTCCTTGATGTGCGGAATCACCCTGACATGCTCGATGAATCCCCGGTATTGTTCCGCCACCCTGAGCCGGTCGCTTTCATTCGGGTAGACTAGGTAGTGCTGCGGACCGTAATTCCTGATGGTCCACCAGTCCCGCATCCCGCTCGGAACGCTGTGGATCCAGTGAAACCAGGGGAGCCCGCGCAGCTTTTGTGATGCCTGAACTATTCCCAGGCAATAAGGTAGGTTCCAGCCCGTGAACATAAAATCATGCGTGAATACCGCGTCGCATCCCTTGAGCTCCTCGCCCAGGATTGTCGCGGCTTTTGTTGCGATCATACGGTGATCCGCCGTGATCTCCTCCTTGCTCTGGTAGTCTTTGAGATGTGTAAAAGGGATCAGTCTGCGTATCTCGAGCCTCCCGGCAGGCCCGCCTACCCCGCACGTGGCCGGCGCCGGCTGCTCATGGCTGCCGGGGTTATATTGCTCGTTCACGAATAGATCCACGTCGTGGCCATATCTGGTCAACATGGTGATCTGGTCCTTGACTATTCCCGTGAGCGAGTAGCCCGGATTAAACTCCATGAAGGTTGTCAAAATGCCGATCTTCATCTTCGCTCCTCTTTTCGGATGCAATGGCCGACCGTTTCGCCCTGTAAGCGCCTAGCATCGCTGCCATACACGGCCCGCAAATCCCGTGCGTCAGCTCGCCTTTCGGGCCGCGGCGCCCTCCTAGATCTTTTCTACACCATGCGCATTTCGCCCTCATCATCGTGCCTCCTTCAGCTCGTAGCTGAATACTTCCTTTTCTTTCCGGTCCGCACCTATAAGGATAAGCCTTTCAAGGGGCCACTTCTCCACAACGCCACGGTCAACACTTTTTGCGACCTTAACGGCCTCCGTCCATCCCTGGGCCTCGATCCTCTGCAACGCGTCCCTGGGGATCCTCACTTTATCTTGCGTTCCATGAAGCAGTATTCCCGCTTCGAGCTCGACCTGGTCGGTGCCGTCGAAGATGACGGCGCGCTTTTCTTTCATCAGCCCTAGAAGCTTGCTCTCGCTGGCTTTCAGCTCCTGCCGGAGCTCCTCGAGGTGGGCCGAATACCTTTTCTTGACAGCCTCGATCTCGCGCTGTGCCCGGGCCTCCCACTCCGAGAGCTGCCCTTTGCAGGACCCTATTTCCAGGAGCAGCTCGTTCGCTCTTTCAAGCTCTTTCATTTCCGCCGCCTGCCGCCTTTCCCCTGAGTGATAACTGCATTTGCCCCAGCAGCTCGGGTAGCCCCACTCGCTGCATGCGGGCCACCATGAGCAGCTTTCTGAGCGCCTCTCTTTTCCGCTTGTCAAAGAAGCGGTTGAGCTCATGTACCGAGCGCGCGAGGAAATAGCCGCCTCCCGCGCTGCTCCTCGTCTCGCCGATCAGGGCGCCACTGTAACGAAGCTCGGTGATCACCTTTCGCAGGGGCCGAGTGTCATTGATCTTGTTTTTCCAGGCTTTGCCGTATACGCGCTCATAGAGCTCGCCCATGCTCACCGCCTTCTCCTCCCCGATGTGCCGCGACAGGATGACCATGACCTTACCCGCAAGTCCTTGATCCATGCCTGGTTACCCTCCTTTCAGCTCACTCATTTCTCTCCCTTTACTTCAGCGTCTTCGGTAAGCTCAACGTCCCACCTGAATTCAGGGCAGCACTGCATCCACCAGGCCCCGTCTAGGAAGCAATGCCCGGAGCCGGCAAGTCCCATGCCCGCATAGCATTCTACAAAATCACATTTGATCTTGTTCTCGATCAAACAGTAGCTTCCACCACACCAGATTCTCATCGGATTCACCTCTTTTCAAGTTTCTAATCTCTAGTCTCTAGTCTCTAGTCTCTAGAATGGTCCCTCCCTGCAACCTCCGGGCATCGGCACCATGCCCGAAATTCCCAGGGATTCGCCTGGTGCAGCACCCTTTTTAACGTTCAGGTTTTCCCTCGCTTTTTGTCCCTCTGCCTTTCTGCCCGGCTAGGGCCGATCTAGAAACTAGAGACTAGAAGCTAGAAACTAGAATTTCGAAATCTGGTCTCTAGTCTCAGGCATCACTCAATCCCTTTACCGATTATTCCGGCCAGGCTCTCAACGCCTGCGCGCCGCTTGAACTCCTCTGCGCTCATCGCTCGTCCGTCCCCGCTCACGCCTTTCCTCAGCCTCTCCTCCCTCTGCTTCTGCTCCCGCTCAGCCGCATCCCTGGCTTCTTTCCTCTCCCGTTCACTGATCCCGATCATTACCTTCTTGAGATAATTGTGATTCTCCAGGGGCTGCTCGAAATGCTTGTTGCATACAATCCGCAATGCCTCCCAAATGCCCGGCTCGCTGATGTGATACTCCCTTCGCTGGTAGCGGAACGAGCCGGTCCGGAGCAGGGCTGACACGTCCTGGAGCAGGCGCAGGATCTTCTTCCCTTTCATGCGCAATGGGAGGACCCCGAAAAGCTCCACGTACTCAAACGCAAGCCTGGCATGGCTTCCAAACGCAGGGAGCAACCTGATAATCTCGCCCCACTCCATGTCCATGAGCGCCTCGTGGCCGTCGAATTGCCTCCCACAATGTGGACACCTGATCATTATTCTAGTCTCTCAAAAAATGGTGGAGGTTGCCCAAGCCTCCTATCTTATTGTTAGGCGATCCACCAGGCACGGCTTTTGGCTTTAGGAGGGGCGGGCCACCCCAACACTATCCCCGGCTCCCCGTGCTCCCCCGGGATGCCACACCCTCTGGTACGCGATCGCCTTTCGTTGGGGTCAAAATTCACTGCCCCCGTATATGCGGGCATCCTCGCGCTTTAGAATTTTCTTTATGTGCCCGAAATATACCTTCTTGCTCTCGGGCAGCGCGATCCACATCTCAATCCACGCACCATGCGTACCGCCGCACGCAGGGCACGTCTTCCCGCCATACACCTCATCACAGGTCGGACACCATTTGGCCTCGTTAATTTTCATTGATTTACCTCCTCGCCTTTATTTTTTTGTCCAGCTCTATCATGCGCCGGCGCCATGAGAGCCTGCCGGATCGGAGCTTTCGCTCCGCTTCCAACGCCTCGCGAAACATCTTCTCGTAAAGTTCCTGGCTCTTATTGAATGCCTCGTGCCTATTGCTCATGCCATCACTCTCTTCTGTGCTCCTGGTTTTCCGCGCCCCTTTTTCTGCTCTGGGGCGTGATCACCGTGACCACTTTGTTCTCCAGCCAGTCGACCTTGATCACCACCTTTCGCTCCGGGTGCCAGTAGGTCGCAAGCTGTATGTGCGGGTTGCCCTGTTCATCGAACAATCGCCTGTATCCCTGTATCCACTTCGACCTCTTAAGGATTTGCAGCACATGATAGATGCTCGGGCTCTCCTTGAAGTATTCCCTCCATCTCTCGATGAAATGGTCTGATAACCTCAATTCGCCCATGTTTCCCCCGCTCATGCCTCTCCCCTTGACTTGATCTTGCCTATCACCGCAAGCAGCCTCTTGAGCCTGTCCGGATCGTTGCAGAAGCGCAAATCATCTACCCTGCAAACCTTCCTTACCAGGCCCCGGAACCTGGCCGGGGTGAGATCCGAGTGAAGCACCTCCTGCCCGACCCGCTCCTTGAGCGCGTCGATTTGGGCCCTTGTGCAGCCTGTGTTCGCTGTTTTGCTCTGCCAGCCCTTACTTTCGAACCTCTTCACCAGCGACTCGAGCTCGCTCAGCATAAGGGCGGCCGCTGTTTCGACACCAAACTCCTCGCGCAGAATCATGCGATAAAGTCCCTCGTCAATCCCGAGCTCTTTTTTCGCAATATGCACCTTTGCGAGCAATCCATTGCGCTGCTTCTGGAGCCGGTCCGGCAACTTTTTGCCTTTGCCCCTGATCGCCCTCATTCCACTTCGTACACCTCCAGGCCTTCGTGCATGACGAACCATTCCTGGACCGTTATAGTCTTCTCATCAAGGTCCGGAATTCCGCTTACGCTCTGAGGTATCCATATCGCCCTGTCGTCAAACACGAACAGGGTCGCTCGCTCCGTCTGCGCCCGTATCTCGTCGTACACAAGCCTCATGTATCGTCTTGCCATTATCCGCCTCCCTGATGCACGTACTCCTTGTAAAACCTGTCCCTGTCCTTGACCCGGAACACTGCGACCGGCCTTCCTTGGATCCGCCGCGTGCCCATCTGTTCGATCTCGGAGTGGTTCTTGAGCTTGCGAATCAGGCTCCGTACATAACTGCCGTCCGCATCGCTTAGGAACGAGATCTCCGTGGCAGTGAACATACCTTTCACGTGCATGGCCCGGTATACCCTTTCCGCCACGTCGCTTTTCCTGCCGTCAGACACCCCCTCGACATATTGATAAACGCCGCGCTCGATGCTCGCTATTTCTCCGCTCTTGCGCATGTCATGTATGACCGAGCGAAGCTTCTTCATGCCCTCGTAAGTTTGAATCTTGAGGGCCTCTGAAATCCCCGCCGCCGTGAACGTGCCGAGGTTCCTGGCCGCCTGCCGGAGTTCGCCCGTGAAGCTACCCTTTGCCATTGGCCACCTGATTGATTATTGCCCCGGTGATGTTCTTGAGCCCGCTCGCCCTCATGTAGCGCTGCACCGCCAGGGCGTCTTTCACCACTGTGCGGAAATCCCCTTCGCTGTGCCTGACCAGGGCCGCGGCCCAGGCAGGTTCCAGGGATTGCTCCAGCGCCTTTCGGTAATAGACCACAAGGTCTTCCTGGGCCACCGGCTCGAACACAAGATGCTGCCTCACGCGGGACTTGATTCGGCGCTCCATCCTGAGGCGGTTATTCAGCGGCTCCTCCCCGATCAGCACGACCGGCACGCTGCAAAGATCATGCAGGTCCCGGAGGGTGTTCAAGTGCTTGAGGCTCATCCGGTCAGCCTCGTCAACGAACAGGATCGGGCTGCGCCGCTCGATCTCTTCCCTTATGATGTCAAAACAATCCTGCGTGTTCCTGGGCCGCTCTCCGCCCAGGGCGAACGCCACCTCCCGGAGCAACCCTACCGGCGAGAACCATTGCTGGAACCTCAGGTATATCCCTCGCCGGTCCAGTGTCATAATCCGTTGAGCCGCGGTCGTTTTGCCCCGGCCCGCCTGGCCTACGACCGCTGCCATCTCGATCCCGTAGCGGTTCTCCTTGAGTTCGTCATGAAGCGCCTGGAATCGCTGGAAATTCGCAGTCGAAATGAATATTTCCTTCATCGTTGCGCACCTCCTTGTCTTTTGAGCCCGATCCCTTCCTTGTAGATCTCCCAGTACATCTTCGCGTCCTCGTCCATCCCGGCCTCGTATTCGGCCATAAAGGCCGCGTCATCCTCGCTCGGCTCCCTGCCTCCGTAAAGCTCGTCGAGCAGCCAGCGGTAGCGGTCCCTGGCCGTGCTGAAAATCGGCCTGCACTCCTGCGTCGCGCTCTCAAGCGTTGAAACCCTGGCCCCCAGCTCCTCGGGCGTCAATTCCCTGCACCGCTCTGCGATCTCCTTCCTTTTCCTCCTTTGCTCCTTGCTGATCACCGCAGCAGCCCTGGAGGCCTCCGGCGCCTGGCTGTACGCCAGGAAATCCGGCACCGCTGAGGTGAGCTTGCGGTACTCGATAATAAATCCCTTGCGCTTTCGCGCCTTTTCCTCGATCTTTCTCCCCGCTTTGTCCAGATCCTTCATGGATGAGTATTCCGCAGGCCGTGCAAGGCAGAGAAATTCCCCGTCCCTGAACACGGCCACCCAGTCGCGATCCAGCGGATCGAAACGGATCTCGACCCTTGTCCCGCTCGCGATCTCGACCAGGGCCTCATGCTCGTAATACTGATTGCGGAAGACGATCCTGCCCCGGTCTATCGCCCTGGTCTGCCTGGGCAGGAAAATGACATCAATCGTCTCGCTCGACATGCGGACGGGCTTCCAGCCTTCAGCGTGGCAGGCCCTGAGGCAATCCATCGGGGTGGCGCGTTTAGGTTTCGGCTTCCAGGCCCACTCGCGCAAAACCCCCCGGTGAGGCTTGTCCTTGTTGTAGTAGTCCATCGCCCGGAAGACCGTTTCCACGAACTCCCAGAAGGTAAGGAGCTTCCCGGCCCCGGCCAGGGCCTCGATCTCCGCCTGGTCGATCTCGTTTTCCTCTTTCGGCCCCCCGAGTTTTTTTACCTGACCCGGCACCCTGAACACGCTGCGCAAAATGCCCTCCAGGGCCTTGAACGTCCCTTCCATCATCTTGGCTTTTGCGTTGCGCACGATCGCTTTTCGGTGCGTTCCCGGCATCAGCACCATCGGGTTGACTACCTCGCCGTCCTTGAAAATCTCCCCTGGAATGTCCACCTCTTTTCCGATATTCAGCCCGACCGCCCGCATGTCCTTCAGGATGCCCATGATGTATCTGGACAGTTCCGGCTTGCCCCAGTCCGTATAGATCTGCTCGAATGGGCCGAAGATACGCAGGCCCATGCGAAGGGCCAGGCCCATGAGGTAAGCGTCGTATTTCGTGTCCAGGGCCCCTCCGTAAAAACACCGGGTTCGCAGGTCCTGCCAAAAATACCCCTCCGGCCTGAAAACCTGGCCGCTCTCATCGTCCACGACCCAGAAATCGAACCTGTGCTGATCGCCCACCAAGATCTCGAAGGGATTGAGGTCCGAATAATCACGCAGTATCGGCGGGAGCGTGTTGTCCAGCGCACGGACCCCCCCTCGCTGAAGCGCGAGGAGCTGTGGCGTCACCCGCTTCTTATGCCACCAGTACGCTGAGCTGCGCGATCCGATCCTCCAGCCCTGCCTGAGCGCCTCTTCCCTCAGGATCGCGTACAGACGCGTCTTGTCTATGTGCCTGTGCTCTCTTTTAAGGCAGAGCCCGATCCACCAGTCCAGAGCCTCCGGCGACCAGGCCTTTGGTTGTTTCTTTGTGGATTTTGTATGCTTCAGGCCGGCCAGGCCCTTTTTCTCGTATTTGTTGAGCCAGCGATAGACAGTCTGGAAGCTCACGTTATGTTTGACTGCCACGGCCTGGACCCACTTGCGCTTTTTCCAGCCCTTGGGAACCTGCTGTGCCTCCTGCACGATCTTGACGATCCTGCCTACCCTGGGATCCCTGATAACTTCCGGGCCGATCATGTTCTCCCCGCACCAGGCCCCCACGCTGCTATCCTTATTATATAAGGATGCGCTCGATAGCCTTTCCGCAGCCGCCAGGGCCGCCTCAGGCGCCAGGTCCGGGAGCAGGGCAGGGGCAATATCCGTATTGGCCACAAGCGCCTTTTGCACGTCTGCCGGCAATGCCCCGAGCATGTATTCCTTTGTCTTGTTTCGCCCAGGGATGTAGCGCCAGCCTTCCTTGTCTGCCCGCCTTAATACACTGCTTTTAACTACGCCTAAAACCTCAGCGATTTCTCGCGCCGTATAAATCTCTTTCATCTTCCGGATCCCTGCTTGCCTACCAGCTAAGAACCTGCACTATCAGCCACAGGAACACTCCGCACACAATGCCCATGACCGCTCCCCTGCAAAACTCTTTAGCCTTTCCCATGTCTTGCCCTCCCTTCAATCTCCCGCAGGAACATTAGCCTCTTGCGTTTCCTGGCCTGGGCCGCCTTGATCTGCTCGTCCAGCCTTTGAATCTCGGCCCGCAACGCCTCCGGTCCCGGCAGGACGAACGCCCCTGCAATCTCTCCCATTATTTCGATGGGGCCATTGTCCCTGGTCACGATGCAAAAGGCCGGCAAGTATTCCGCTGGAATATGCCTTGCCGGCCTTTTGTTCGTCTCGTCCGACTCCCTGGTCCAGGAATCTATCTGCTCCTTGGTGATGCTCTCGTTAAGGAGATGACTCATCTCCCCCGCGATCTGGTGCCTGGATAAGGGGGAGCTCTTTATGGCTTGCCGGAGGCTCGCCCTCAGCCTTTCAATCACCCTGGCCTTGCCCTCTGTGGGGAGATCCTCTCCGGCGGTATATTCCTTAATGAGGTCAAATATCGTGCTCTGTCTCTTGTCTGTTTTTCTTCGTGACTTAGACATTGACACCGCTTCTTTTATCCTGTAGGTTTATATCTAAACTAAGCCGCCTTGCGGCGCCGGCTCTTGCCGAAATAGTATTCCGGGAAAACGGCCCTGTGGTCTTCCCCGATCCCCCTTGCGACCGCCTTCATGATGCGGTCCGAGACAGAGGATTTGTTGATGACCTTGGATACCGCCACCTCGGTTACCCCGAGCTCGTCAGCGATCTCTTTTTGGGTTATCCCCCGTTTCTTGAGCCGGGCTTGTATGTCAGCCGGATGCATGTATTTAGCTCCTTGCCGATGAGGCTAATATGAAATGGATCGAAGTCCGCGATTATCATTGCCCTAAAATGGGCTGGCACGTTAGCCTGAGCATTGAAATCAACCGGCACCGTTCCGGGCTGAAAGAGGTCCGGTCAGTGATAGCGTGCTCTGAGCATACACGTTGCGATATCGCAACCGAGAAAAAGCCAGGTTCCTTCACGTTTAAATGGCCGGAGTGTCCGGCTTGGTGCGCTTTTCAACGCAAATGATCAGGTTTACGATATCGCATTCACGAATGTGCTCGTCATCGAGCTCGAATGAAAATAGCGGTGGATAAAGCTCGATCGTTCCATCTGCATTCATTTTCTCGCCATAGACGTTAATTTCGAGGCCGTCTTGCGCGTCAACAAATAAACCCTGTGGCATGTTTTTCCTCCGGTGGAACAATTATTTTCATTTTTTTGGTTTGGTTATGATCTAAAGTTTATATGCGCTTTTTTCTGGGTTGTCAAGCAAAAAACAACGCACCACTTGAATTTTTAACGTTCTATTCTAGGTTAGGTTAACCATCTGTTATAACAATATGTTTTACTAAACCGTCTTTGCAACACCGAATGCAACACCAGTGTTGCGCAAAAAACAAGGTTTTCGTGAAGGATAAAGCGTTCGGAGAAAGGTTAAAATTACTTAGAAATCGGCTTCACCTGACGCAAGTTGAAGCAGCCAAACGGGTTGGTGTGAGTCATAAGGCGCTCCAAGATCATGAGTCTGGTAGGCTGCCAAACGGTAGTAACCTTCAAAAATACTTGATTTTTTACAATTGTGATCGGAATTGGCTCTTGACCGGGGAAGGGGAGCCGTTTCCGGGTGCCAGAGAGAAGCATTCGGAGGTGTGCAGGGAACCTTATATAAATAAGGATAGGGGAACAGATGAGGATCCCGCTGTGGCGGAGCTCCTTGAGCTGGCCAGGAAGGTATTAAAAAGCGGAAACCGTGTTGCCTGTGAGGCGCTTGAACGTAACATCAGGTATTTTGCCCATGCGATCGAAGTGGAAGAACGATTCCGGCGCCTGGAGTCGCGCCTTTCAGCCCTGGAGGAACGACTCAGGGTGGCTCAACCCGGCGAGGAACGATTAAGAAAGTCAGCGGCAACATAATCTACTTATCTTTTTGTTAATTCTAGGAGGAAGAAAGGAGGGGGTGTTGTGCCGCCTAAATACGAGATAAATGCAAAAAATCGAATAAAGACCTTCTTAAAAAAGTTCGCTGATGTAGTGAAAAGAGCTGAGGATGCTGGGTTTAATGAAAGCGACACACGCACTCTCGTTCTTGAAGTGCTTACCTCGGCTTTGGGTTATGACAAATTCTTTGAGATAACTGGTGAATTTGAGATTAAAGGTAGGTATGCCGATTTTGCTATACGGCTGGATAATAAAATTAGATTCTTTGTTGAGGTAAAAGCCATCGGGTCGAAGTTGTCAGGGAAGGACTTATTCCAGATACAAAGTTATTCTGCAAGCCACAATCTCGTTTGGATGATCCTTAGCAATGGTCGCATGTGGAAATGTTATCACCTCTCTCAAGGTAATCCACCAGAGATAGAAGAGGTTTTTAATGTAGATCTTGTCGGTGTAGATTTAATTAATATTACTGAAAAAATGTACCTTTTAAGTAAAGAGGCTATCTGGAGAGATGCTCTTTCAGACTTTTGGGAAGTGGCTAGGGCTAGCAGTCCCACATCAATAGGACAGTGCCTTATTAGTCCTAGGGTAATAGATGAAATTAGGAGAGAAATTTATAGAACCATGAAACAAAAGCTTGATAACGATACTATACGTGAAATTTTGACGACTCAAGTTATCAAAGGTAATATTCTTTCTCAAATAGATATAGATTCGAAACCCGCTAAAAAGGACTCTGATAAAACTAATGAGGCATCCAAGAAAAAGGGGCTACCAGCAGTCTGTTTCGCGTATGTCCCTGATGATGCGAAGCCCTCGACTTGGAAGCTGAGGTACAGAAATCCTGACGGAAGTGTTTCTTCTTCTCATCTCGCTGCCGCTGTTGCCGCTCTTTCTCCTGGCGGATTTAGGGGTAGGAGAGTAGAAATTCCCTTGGAACACATTACCGATGTAAAACGAAGATTATTTCAGGCTTATAAGGAAATAGGTACTACAGAAGACCAAATTCCACCGGAGATCAGGCATTATTCCCCGGTTGACTCTAGCACTTGACCCTAGCATCAGATTCGCGCTTCCACCGCCTCCCACGATCGACTTTTCCCTTTGTAAATTGTCGCATGTTTTATTCAAATATGGGCCGTTTTCATTACAAGAGAAATGCGACAAAATTTTTCTCATCCCCTATCTCCTCGTCCCTTAACCCCTCGTTTCCTCTGCCCTTTTCCCGCAAAATCCCAGCAAATCCCGCCAAATCCCCTTGTCGCAAAATAACTTCCAACCAACACAGGAGCAAAAATTGTTTGGGTGCTATGGAACTTCACTTACCTTTTCCCCAGCATAGGAATCGTCCAGTGCATCCACCTCAGCCTTCTTGCTTCCTGGCATCCAATGATAATAAATATCCAGAGTAAGTTTTATGCTATGGTGTCCAAGCTGGTTTGAAACATCAGCTATGTTGTCACCCTTAGAGATCCTTAAAGTGGCGTATGTATGCCTCAAATCATGAATTCTGATCTTCCTGAGGCCTGCTTTCTCCAGG